TTCGCTTCGCTCAAGCAACACGAATACTTGAGGTCAAGTCGCTGTCGCTTTTCCTTGACTCACAAGTATAGAGGATTTCATCCAGAAGACCTCTTCCTCAAGAAGAAGAACGCGAACGAAGCCATCGTAGTCATGAGATAGATACAGTTTTACTCTGTCAACCAATCCAGTCTCTTTTTACCCCATTTGCCCCTACAATCTGCGATATTGCGATAAATATTTGTATGAAAATACAATACATACCAAAAATATCCCACGCAACAACAGAGTATAGAGACATTCAACCTAGTGACTTAAAGTATATAATGAATAAGTTACGCGAAGTAAATGAACTTGCAGATGGTTGTTATAACTCAACGAATAGCGAATTACGCAAAATCGGCCATAAGTTAAAACTACCTAACAAGAACTTACCTCGCAAAGGATCTAAGTATGGTGGGGGAATGAATAGCATTCAATCTGCAGCCTCTGGCATAGTTGATAACATAGAAAATGGAACACAACGAGACTTTAGCAATCACACCTGTAGTATTATTAGTAAGAGTTTCATTGAACTTGCTAATATCTTCCCCGATTGGGACATAGTAGACTTCATCGAAGTAGAACATTTCACTCAAAGACAAATCCCCCTCCCATTCGATCCAGGCACAACACTCAGTGAGATGTTCGACACCCAGATTTACGAAGTGATTGTAAAACGCAAGAAGTAATGTTACAATACATACATGCAAACATTATATACGAAACACTTTGGAGACATAGAAGTTCAGTTACAGGATCAACGCCAAGATCTTTTAAATGGATATAATGGTGATCCATATGAAGCAGATCATTATGGATTTATTGTTAGTACAAAGAATAGATCCCACAGTGGTCATAATACATTCCCGACACAAGCAGATGCTGAAGCATATATCTTGATATCCGCATTATGTAATCGACTTTAATAAATATCATAAATTATTTAAGGAATAAAATATAAAAGAATTACAATTTAGCCCAAACATCGGCACATCAGATCTCGAACGTAAGAAGATTCAAATGAATAAGTTTCTATTAGACAAAGAACAAGTAAAACTTGTTTGTAAAATGAAAGGTAGGGAAAATCGAACACCTCAGCGTGCAATAGATTTACTTAATCAAGTTACTATCGATCTCCCGAAGAATAAAACAAACGGATTACCTAAGCAACAAGGCAAATCAATTTCTATTGTTGTTTTTCCGTAAGCGATAAACTCAAGTTTATGAAGTGACAATCAAACGCATAGATAAATAATACGCATAGATGCTACTGCCATTGTGTCTATGCATCCTATGAGGTGTCTGGCTAAGACATTAAGCCCTATGCAAGTGATGATGTATGGGGCTTTTTTACGACTAGAATATCGCTTAGGTGTTAACGACAATCCCCTAGGTGTTAACGACAATCCCCTAAGTGTTAACGACATACTAAATAGTTAACGACATATAAGGAATATCATGGCCACAACACGCAACCTCCCTCCACTCACTGATCTCGAACGTCAGAAAGCACATAACATCCGTAAGACTCACCCAGACATAGATGCACTAGCACGAGAGATGATGAAGAAGAAGGAGTGGGATAGATTGAATACCAGAGGTAATCCGATTACCAAGAAGTAATGTGATATCCTTTTGATATCCAATCGAAACCCTCATGAAACTCTTTGTGATGAGTTTCGAGTTTCATTGTGGAACCCTCATGAAACTCTTTGTGATGAGTTTCGAGTTTCATTGTGGAACCCTCATGAAACTCTTTGTGATGAGTTTCATTGTGGAACCCTTAGCCTCGAATCATAGTTAAAGCATACTAACTTAATAGTCAATTGGATAGCAACCCACCATTCAAGTCAACTTGGTCGACCGCTTACATATATATTTATCATATATTTGCAAAACCGCTTGCAAACAGGCCTATGATCGCTTATAATTACTACATACACAGCAATGTTGCTGCACACAGGATCTATATGGATTACATTGATTTACAACTTACAGACTTTGAAGCAAGTGACTATTACGGTGGTGGCTCGATTACAGTGCAATTTAACAATCGCACTTATGTAATTAAAAACAACTTTAAAGCCAATCAAAAATCAGATGGTACTTATGAACGCAGCGGCGAGCCCGGTACTTACACTGGTAATAATTTAACCTTGTGTAGGAATATCCACTCAGCCACATTCTTCTTTGAAGATGATTTTTGGGGCTGGTCTGACGCCAAGCAAATGCATTATTACTCAAATGATTGCGACTTTGATGAAGAGCCAATCGAAAATGAAGATGTAACTTGGTACACAGAAGAAAAATATCATCAGGCTCGACTCAATGAGTTAAGTGATTGGGTCAACTGTTGCGAGGATATTAACAAGTTGATTGCTGATCACATTCTCGCAGTGCAAACACAGGAACTCGATGACCTTGTTTGGGCTCTTAAATTCGGTCCTACAATTGTTTTACAACCTGGTTATCTCACTAAACTCAAATACTATAACGAGTGCGGTTATGCTACAATCATCGGTGAGCGTAATGGAGAACAATATGATGACTGTGATATCCTTGCTGTAAGTGATCGTTATGCGATTATTAGTACTGATCGCAAACACTTCGAGGTTGTATTTGTAACTTGCGAAGATGCCGAAACCCAAAGTACACACAATGACTATGCATCCGCAGTGCAACAGATGATTGAGTTTCAAGAAGAGAGGTACGCTTAATCACTTGACTCTCGCATATAACAGCATTACAATAAACTTTTAACACATAGGACTTATATGATTCTACAAAACACATTAGCGGGCTATACAACAGTTATTGTTGAATATGAAATACACAAATATAGTGAAGATGTTCTACAAAGCATTAAACAGAAACTCAATACTATTTGTTGTGAAAACTGTAACACGATCCTAAACATAGTATTTGATGAGAGTGATCCAACTAATATACGCAAACTTGTTAAACTCATTATAGTAAGTGATAAGACTATAAGTGATATTCAAATAGTAACAACAACTATTGCTGATATGATCAAATAAGAATCCCTAAACAACTAAACTAACACATAGGATCTATATGGCATTCATATTAATAGCATTAGCAATAATCATTACTATACGAAACTGTAGTAAGTAGAATCTAAAACAATACAAGAAATGTTTTATTGTATAAGATATTCTCATTACCTACGATAATGTATGTAATCCCACTGTTTTGAACATGATTATATGCATAATGGTAAATAGTGCATCGGTAACATTTTTAGAAAATGCTCGATACACTTAAGATGATAACCAATTTTGGTTCATTGGAGAAATATGTCGAAACAGAATATCAAGAATGTGATTGAAACTCACATTGAAACTCAATTGAACAGTGGTAAAAACAGTGGTTTACCCGCTGAAACCCAATCTAATAATATAATAGCAATCATCGATGCTCTTACGGTGTCCAAAGGTCTGGGCATCACCGTGGAGACCGTGGAACTCTTGGGATCCAGTGGTGTCACGGTAAAGAATGCCTGTTCATTGTTACATAAATCATTTCAGTTCTTTGATGATAACCCTACAATGCAAGAGGCTTTCAACCGTGGCCGTGCTAATCTCGGATCTCGCGTAAGATCGAAACTCATTGAAGCAGCCCTTGAGGGTGGTAATATACAGAGTGCCATTCACCTTGATAAGATCTACAGTGCGGATACCGTGGCCACTGAGGTTAACTTAAACGTATCTACACTGTTGTCAACCGTATCCGATGAAGAGTTGATGAAGGTGGCTTTCACTGTGGATACCTTCGAAACCGTAGAAGATACTATAGAAACTATTGATCGTAGTGAAAGAAACTAATATGATGCCCTATTTGATAACCGTGATGCCCCTATGCTCCGATCTTTTGAAACTCTATAGTGAAAGATACGGTTTGGTGGATGATACACTGTGAGAGTTTGGTTTAGAAACCCGAGGGGGGGTGGGTAACTCCGCGACTTTAGGATTTCACCGTGATGCTGCCACATAATATACTATGCTATTAACCGACCTTATGTTCGCTGGCGCAAGCCTCCACCGCATAATATCACTGTAAATGAACCCTCCTATCACCTCCAGCCCCCCACCCTAGATAAAATTTTCCACCTAAATTAAACCGACCATGGCATCTAAGACTATTCAATCAACCAAAGACGAAGTATATAAGGAACTATTCCGCAGAGGAAAGTTATCTTTTATTCTTTACCCACATCAACGTCCTATCTATACTAAGATTCAAGAAGTGCTTCAATCTACTGATACTACGGATAATAGCCATGTGCTAGATATATCACGGCAGTTTGGTAAGAGCCTAACGATGTTTCTAGTGGCAGTAGAGTTTTGTCTAGCCAAACCATTTCAAACTGTAGTATATGTGGCACCACTCAAGAAGCAAGTGATTGAGATTGTTACAGAGAATACCTATAGAGTAATATTTCAGTATGCAACTAAGCAACAACTTCCTACTCTTAAGGATTCTGAACTTACATTTGCTAATGGATCACGTATTAGATTAGCAGGTACTGACAATCACAACTACGAAAGCCTACGTGGCGGATCAGCACACTTAATCATATTGGATGAAGCGGGATTCATGTCTAATCTAAATACTGGAGTTATACCCACAGTATTACCAATGCTTAAGACTACTGGGGGAAAGATCATCTATGCATCTACTCCACCTGAAACATTAGATCACGACTACTATGAAGTTCTTAGGGAACATGACGAGTCTGGTAATATATCTACGTTTACTATTCATGATGATAAGTCTTTAACACAGCGACAACTGGATACTATTATAAGTGCATGTAAGGGTGCAGATACTACATTGTTTAAGCGAGAATATGAATGTAAGCGTATTGCAGAAACTAGTCAACAAGTATTACCTGAACTAACATTTGAGAAAGCAATTATATTAACACTGCCCGATAACAAGTATAAGGAAGAACCACTCTTTCAATACTGGCATAAGTATATTATTGCGGATTGGGGTGGAAAAGACTTTACTGCTATTGTGTTTGCTCATTACAACTATCACAGTAAGAAAGTAGTGATTGAAGATCAGTTAAATCTAACAGGTAGTTTAATAAGTTCGGCACGTATTGCTAAAGCCATTAAGGATAAGACATTTGAACTTTGGCCAGATCCGACATTTAGGAAACACACTCATTACTTCTGTGATAGCAATAATGTGCTTATTCAAAACGATATGAATGTAACTCATAACTTACCATTTGTTTCTACTAGTAAGGATAGACTTGCGGAGCAGATGGTACAGAAGGTACGTGATTGGATTTGGGATGAGAGAATCTTGTTTGCACCTAATGCTGATTTTACATTAAAGTCTTGTATGAGTGGTTGGTGGAGTAAGGGGCATGATAAGTTTGCACAAAGTAAGTTGTATGGACACTACGATCATCTTGCTGCCACGATTTACTTAATAAGAAATATAGATACAGTAAGTAATCCAATACCACACCTGATGGGCTTTGATAGTTTTGCACAGTTTAATCAGGAACATAACATTCACACTTATAATCAAGACCACCAGCAGTTAGCAAATCTATTCAACCCACGTCGTGGGTTAAGTTACAAAGGAAATTTATGAAGTTACCAAGCACAACAAGCGTAATGGAAACATTAGTCGCAAAGACAGAAGCACATGACACAGTAAGTGGATTGATTGAACGCAATCTAGAGTTAGAAGAAATATTTGAAACACTTCAACCATTACTATATGAGTTAAGTATATTACTATATAAAGATAAAAGTGATCCTATTGGACTTAATAAGTTAGTAGAAGATTCAGTTGGATATTTAAAAGGAGAATAACATGCTTAGAAAAATATTGAGTTGGTTTAGGCCACGCAAACAAATTGAAAGAAAGCCTATTAAGGAATGTCTTAGATATTGGCATTATCCAAGAGTATCGCCACCGCCAAGTGAAAAATTATGTACAGAAATTCATCATACACAATTTGCTGAGATTGGGTGGACTGCTGTAGAATATTATAAAGAATTAGATCTATATAAGAAATCATTTGAGTATGATATTTTATATGATAGAGTACTACCTCCTAAGGTAGCAGTGTCACCAAGAGAATTTTTTAATTTAAACCCATATTAAGGAGAATAACATGTCTAAGAAAGAAAAAGAAGTGATTAAGGAAGTAGGCTTACCTGCACATTACTTTAGGTTAGTGCGTAGTGAAAGAAACTTATATAGTGTTGAAACTATTTTAGTTGAGAATGGTAAGGTAACAGATAATGAAAAGACTGAACCTGCTTATTTGCCAATCGCATTTGATAAGTTACGTCGCAAGACAGGTGAGAGTTTCTTTGCAGCAGTTCAAGAGGAATCAAAATGATACATTTAAAAGATATGCGCGAAGCATTAGAACAACACTTAGATCAAGTATCACACGCTAGTGATGCAGAAATACTTGCAGACTTACCAAATCATATTAAGATGATATTAGTTCACTTAGAACGTATGCATCGTAATATTGCAGTTCACATTGATACATTAGGGTAATATGGAATACATAGCATTAGCACTTGTCATTATTGCAGCAATGGGTTACACACTTATTAATAGGTGGATGGATAATAAGTTTGCGGTAAATAAAGAAGCATCGTCAGATGCCTTATCTACGGCTATGGAAGAACAACTCAAGAAGTTCGACGATAGATTAAACGCCACGTGGGGTGTCATCAGTTCTAACAAAGAGGAATTGAACGCTCTTAGGTTGTCGATAGGACTTAGGAAACAATAATGTTAGAAGATAAATCAGTTAATAATAATGAGCCCATTCGTGATGTGTATTGGGCTGCGGATGATACACGCACTTGTGCGGATGAAGTAATAAAGCGTAGTGAAGACTATTGGACCTTTTGTAGATCAAAGGGCTGGTTTACTATGTGGCGTAGAATGTATTATGCATACAATCCAAATCGCTATAGTTTAGGGCAGACAATTCAGTCTGGCGAAAGCAATGAATATCGCACTATTAAAGTAAATCACTTTAGAAACTTACTTGAACATATTCAAACATTATCTATTACTGATCGCCCAGTATGGCAACCACAAAGCACTAACAGCGATAGTAAGAGTCAGAAGCAAACTATTATTGCAAATGGTGTGCTTGATTATATGATGCGTGAAAAGCGTGTGGAAAGACACCTACATGATGCAACTCGTAATGCACTACTATTCACTGAAGGATATGTAAGTGAATACTGGGATACATCAAAGGGAGAAGCCATTGCAACTGATCACGAAACTGGCCACACACGCCACGATGGTGATCTTCAATATGCAAGTCATGAACCAGTTGATGTAGTGCGTGATCCAAACTTAAAAAGTTTTGCACATAGAAGTTGGGTAGTATTACGCACATATGAAAACAAATATGATGTAGCAGCAAGATTTAGTGAATACCACGATGAGATTGTAAGTCAGCAAAGCGGCATTACTCAAGATAATCATTACTTGGGTGGTCAGTTTATGGATCGCAGTACAGATAGCGATCAGATTGCTGTATTGACATTCTATCATATTAAATCTCCTGCATGTCCAGAAGGTCGCCAAATGGTATTGTTACCTGATGGAACAGTATTAAGCGATAGTATCTTATTGTATCAACACTTGCCTGTTCATAGAATCAGCCCAAGTGATCAAATCGGCACACCATTTGGTATGAGTGTAAGTCAAGATTTGTTGCCACTTCAAGAAATGCTTGATGCTCACTACACCACAATCTTATCCATTAACGAAAACTATAGTATCCCTAAGATCTTAATACCAGTTGGTAGTAATATTATGGCTGATAGTTTAAGTGCTGGCTTTCAAGCAATCAGTTATAATCCACAAGCAGGTAAGCCTGAGATTATGTTGTTCCCAACTGCACCAGAAGGCTTATTTAAAGCAATGGCACAGATTCAACAAGATATGGAAACTATTTCTGGTGTGAATAGTGTTAGTCGTGGCAACCCAGAAGCAAGTTTAAAATCTGGATCAGCATTGGCACTTGTGCAAAGTATGGCTATTCAGTTCCACGCACCACTACAACAATCCTATGTTGAGTTACTTGAAGATGTTGGTACTGCTACTATTCAGATTATGCAAGACTATGCAGACTCTCCACGTATCATTCAAATAGCAGGTAAGCGTAATAAAGGCATTATTCAACAATCCTTTACTAATAAAGATATTGATAGTATTAGTCGCGTACAAGTTCAAGCAGGTAATCCACTTAGTAAGACTGTGTCTGGTAGACTTAGTATTGCACAAGACTTACTACAGAATAAGATTATCACTAATGCTGCTGAATATCTTATGGTATTACAGACAGGTGAGTTGGAACCAATGATTCAAGGACCAACAAGTGAACTACTTAACTTGGCAAGTGAGAATGAACTATTGCTCGAAGGTCAAGATGTACCTGTATTGTTTACTGATAATCATGTATTGCACATTAGCGAACACAGTGCATTAGCAAGTGATCCAGTTATCCGTGCAAATCCAACTGCTTTTGGTATCATTAGTAAGCACTTGATGCAACACATACAGATGCTAACTGATCCTGCTTATCAAAACTTTAGACAACTAATGGGCGAACCAAGTTTACCACCACCGATGCAACCTGGGGCACCACAGGCCGGAGCACCTGCCCAAGCCGCTACTCCACAAGGTGGTAATCCTGGACAAGTAGTATCACCTGGACAACCAATGAGTGGTGCACAGATTCAAGCCAAGGCTGGTAGTATTCGCCCAGCACAAGCACCTGTTAATGCATTGACTGGTCAACGCACACCATTGCCAACATCAGGAGCAGCACCAAGATGATTAAGAAAACACCCAGTGGTTTCGAAGTTGTAAGCGAAACTGGCAAGAAAGTGTTAAGTAAGAAGGACCTTACAAAGGCCGAAGCACTAAAACGCTTACAGCAAATTGAATGGTTTAAAAATCATCCAAAGAAGTAAACCAAATGGGGACAACCGCAAGGCTCCCCATCCATAACGATAAACAAAGGAATCAAAATGGATATTAATGATATTAACCCAATCGCTGCTCAAGCAGTTGACCAAACTAACCAAACTAATGTGAATGGTATCCCTGGATCACAACCGGGCGAAACTAAAGCCGAAACAGTTGCACGTATGTATAAAGTAACTGTAGATGGCCAAGACATGGAAGTAGATGAAAATGAACTTCGTCGTGGGTATGCACATAACAAGGCTGCTTCAAAGAGAATGGAAGAAGCAAGTATGTCGCGTAAAGAAGCAGAACAAGTATTGCGTATCTTTAAAGAAAATCCACGCGAAGCATTCAAGTTACTTGGTACTGATGCACGTAAGTTTGCTGAACAAGTTATTAATGACGAACTTAACGAAGCATTATTAACTCCACAACAACGCGAACTAAGAGATTACAAGCGTAGAGTAGAAGAATACGAAGGTGAGAGTCGTAAAGCAAAAGAAGAATATGAACGTAATCAATTAGAAACAGATATTGCTGCACAAGCAGAGAATATTCAAACTGATATTATTAATACACTTGAGACTGCTGGTTTGCCAAAGACAGAACGAACAGTTGGTCGTATTGTTTATTATATGCAAGCAGCATTGGCCGCTGGTTATAATATTACACCACGTGATGTAGTTGATCAAGTTAAGGCTGATTATAGATCAGATATTCAATCATTGATGGGCGGATTACCTGAAGATGCACTTGAAGCATTCCTTGGAAGTGATAATTATCGTAAAGTTGCTAAGTCTACAGTAAAAGCCGCTAAAGGTTCATCACCAGTTCCTAAGAATATTAACACTAATCGTCCTATGAAAGATGAAGGTAAGAAAGTATTATCACCGAAGGACTTTTTTAACCGTAGTTTCTAATCACGGTCATAAATAAAAGGTATTTGGGAGACTCGATTCGATAATCTCCCATAAACAAACTATCAATCAAACAAGACACCAGGACGCTAATGGCTAATCCTTTATCAAGTGAGATGAGATACTGGTGAGATTGAACATAGGTTTGTTTAGTTTCTAATTTTATTTTATTTTATTAAAGGAGCCTATAATGGCAACAACTTCTACTACAGACCTAAATGGTCTTTTTAAAATGGCTTACGCCGATCAAATTCAAAACTTGATCCCTGATGAGTCTTTACTTACACGCGCAATTAAATTCCAAGGCCGTGATTACTTGCTTGGTAATCAATACAATCAGCCAGTTATCGTTCGTTCGGAACAAGGCTTCACATACAGCCGTCCTAACAATGGTACATTCACATTAAACCCAGCAAGTTCTATGAAGACACAGAACGCTATTGTTGATGGTTTTATTATCCTTGAACAATCCGGTATCTCGTATGAAGCAGTTGCTCGTTCGGATAATGTTAACTCATTCCGTAACGCTGTTGACTTGGTCATGGGCGATGCAATGGAATCGTTTGGTCGTCGTTTAGAAATCGCATTGCTATACGGTCAGTCCGCAACTGGTCTTGGTGGTATTGTTTCGGCAACTAATGTTTCAGCAACATCTTGCACACTTGCATTCGCAACTGGTCAATGGTCCGCTGGTCTTTGGACACCACTTGAAGGTGCGGGCGTTGACATTTATGTTGCTGCTGGTACAGCATTGAACACAAACGGTCCAGTTACTGTTTCTTCTATTGACGTAGTTGGTAAGACAATCACTGTTACTGCTGCTTCTGCAGATATTACAGCAATCGACGCTGGTGTTACAACTGGTTCGTATTTACGTTTCTACACTGCTGGTACTAATGGTGCTGACGAAGCGATTGGTCTTGATAAAATCATGACTAACACAGGTACATTGTTCGGTATTGACGCATCTGTTTACTCCCTATGGAAAGCAAACACATATTCAGTCGGTGGTGCATTGACATTGGCTAAGATCCAAGCAGGTGTTGCTGTTGCTGCTGCACGTGGTTTATCAGAAGATGTTGAAATCTATGTTAACCCATCCGTTTGGCAAGAACTTGCAACTGAACAAGTTGCTTACCGTATGTTGGATTCGTCCTACTCCGCTAAGAAAGTTGTTAACGGTTTTGAAGCACTTGAATTCCACTCACAGAATGGTAAACTTTCTGTATTGGCTCACAAGTATGTTAAGGAAGGCGAAGCGTTCTTGTTCCCAACAAAGCGTGCTGTTCGTATCGGTTCCAGCGATGTTTCGTTTAACATCCCAGGAACAGACAATGGTCAGATCTTCATCCAGAACCCAACCACTGCCGGATTTACATTCCGTATTTTCTCTCAGCAATCATTGCTAGTTACACGCCCTGCGGTTTGTATCAAGTTTACTGCTATCGCTTAACTTACACATTAAGTTAACTATAAAGGCCCGGCCCAAAAGGTTGGGCTTTTTTACGAGTGATAAATAAGTCAGCACATCGGAGAATATACATATGTCAGGAACGCCAATCACCGTACTCGGTATTACCAGTTTATGGCCAGCAACTGGCGATACTGGATATGCAGCACAAACACTACAACTTCAGCAATCATTTGCAACAGCAGTTACCCCAATCGCAGGTTTATTTAATAACACTACTGGTCTTATTGGTAATTTGGCAATGGATAATAGTGGTAGACTCACTATTAATAGTAATCTTGTTGGTGGTGTATTAAGTTTTAATACTCGCATAGGTGCTATTACACTTACTTCTGCTGATGTTACAACTGCACTTGGATATACACCAGGTACAGGTACAGTAAGTTCTGTTACAGGAACAAATGGCGTAACCGTAGCAACCGGTACAACTACTCCTGTGATTGGTCTTGGTAATATTACACCAAGTTCAGTTAGCACTGGACAAGTAACAACTAGTGGTATAGTATATAGCATTGATAATAATATTGTCGTGCCATCTTCATTAATGATTAATTCAAATATAGTTAATGGAACAGTTACGTTAAGATTGAAACCAACAGGTACATTAACTTCTGGCCAGGCTAATGGTGTTAAGGTATATAATACATCTGATCCATTAAATAATTCTCGTATTGATATTGGTGTTAATTCTTCCAATGCATTTGTTAGCACAGAAGTTACCGGTACAGGTGCTATATTTCCATTAGGATTTGGTACCGGAGGAGTTGGAAACGATATTTGGATTGATACAAGTCATAATGTATCAATATCACATAATCTTGCAGTTACAGGAACAGTAACTGGTTCTAACCTAAGCGGCACTAATACAGGTGATCAAACACTTAATTCATTATTACCATCTCAAACTGGTAACTCCGGTAAAACATTATCAACTAATGGCACAAATACATTGTGGAGTTCAGCAAGTAGTGGTAGCGTTACTTCTGTTAGTGGTACTGGTACAGTAAGTGGATTGACGCTATCTGGTACAGTT